ATCTGAGTCGGGTTGGTTTGTGGGAATACCATATAATTTTCCACCATTTAATGGGCAAGCAACACCACCCCATGATGGTGAGTTTACACCGTTACGATAATAACCCAATTCATTAACATCGATATTAAAAACATCATCAATATATTTAAATCCCTTTTTCTCTATACTATTAAAACTTTTAATATGGTTTTCTGGTACTTCAATAAAATCAGTCCAGTGTAAATTGGGTCGTATAAATCTTTTGGTATTGATATCATTTGCTGCAATTGGATAACTATTATCATTAATCGATTGAACTTCACCGCTAATTTCTGTATCATAACTAAAACATGTGTTAATTCTTAACCCACCAAATTCAGCACTTCTAACATATCCCATTTGTGGAAGATAAATAGAAAAATTTAGCCAATTTGCACCAAAAATTTTTTTATTATCATCAGTAAAACCATTACTCGGAAAATCATCTGTAGTTTTAATAACACCAACAGTAAAAAACGGGTCTTTTTTTAATCTATTAATTTTATCATCTATTTCAAATCCATTACTAAATACTGCCGATTCTGTTCCTTTTTTATTATAAACAACACCGTTAAATTTTGAAACGCTATAAATTTTATTTGATTTAAATGTAAAATGACTATTTCTCCATTGAGATGTATTTACAGTTTGATAATTAGTGGTATGTTGTGGTATTTTAATTCTTGTTCTGAATAAAGTAACCGAACGTGTTTCATTTCCAATAACATTTTCAAGTCTTAGATTAGGTGTGGATAAATCATCTTCAGTAATTTCTAATGTTATAAATCCTTTAAATTCGGTATATATACCACCTTGTGTTAAATCGCTTACTTCAATAAGAGTTCCTTCTTCATTATGTATCATTTTTTTTCTGTTACAATTAACAATAAAAATAAAATCACCATTCCTTTTATGTGTTGTATATTCAGATGGATTTAATAATATCATTTTTTTATAAAGATTATTTATTTCTGTAGAATTGGTTGTATTAATTTCATTATCTGTTACATTATTAGGATAATAATATATTTTTTCGGTTATATTACCAATTCTCTTATTTTGTATATTAATACTATTATATTGGTCATTTACTCTATATAATTGACCAATACCAAATTTTTTAAAATAATTACCATTTTCATCCTTATTTTGATAATTATTAGCCCATCTTGATTCATAGTCATCAGTAAAAGCACTACCAAAAATAGTAAATTGACCACTAATTGTTGCTTTAATTTTAAAATCCTGTCTGGTTATTCCAATTTCAAAATTTTCTTTATCACCCCAGAATGGTATTATATCCACATTAATTTCTTGTGTTTCTATATGTGGTAAATCATCCAAATTTGAACTTTCTTTTATTTTTGTGTTATTATCAGTAAAAAGATTAGGAGAATATCCTAAATTTACTACCATTGCAGCAGGTGTCATTGAAAATTCACCAATATCTGTAATATCAACACTCATATGTACTGTTTGCGTTCCTGTTGGTACACCAAAAATCATATAATCACCTGATTTGTTGGTAACAGCAGTATATTTATAATATTTTTTATATACATTAAATAAAACTTCGTTGGTTACTAGTTCTGGTTTTATTGGGAATGAACCAAATGGTTGTTTTGGTTTATAAATATTTTTTTCTTGGTCTAATTCAGAAACACGTGGTAATAGATTATATCGTTTACCTTCATTATTTAAATCTCTAGGCGTTTCATAAGGATAAATGCTATAAATTTCATCATTATTTTTATCTTCTTCATTGAGTGGTATAAATATACTAATTTTTGCATTAGGAATTCCAACATTATCGTTTGCAATAACCCTTCCCACTAAAATACCATAATCAGAATTAAAATTTTTATAAGCATCTTCTGTTTTAAATTTTAATGACATAAATTCCAAAGTTTTAACTTTTTGTTCAAGTTTAACTTTTATAAATTTATCATTATTTGATGGGTCGTTAATATTAAAAAAAATTCGTTGTGATTTATTCATAATTAAAATTTTTTATAAATACGAATTACAAAAATAACTAAAATATTAAAAATTTTCAAATTATTATTTTAGGGTTTTTTCATAAAAAAATTTAAAATTTTAATAAAAAATCAAAAATTTTAAAAAAAAGTAATAAAAAATAAAAAATAACTCAAAATTGTTGTTTTATTATAAAGAATTACAATACTATAATAATACTATTAAATCTTCTTTTCGATTATTTTTTAGTATTTATTGAAAAAGAACATAAAATAGAAAAATAATAAATAATATAGTAAAGTAATAAAAAATATGGGAAATTTTGTATTCACATCTCCAGGTGTAAAATTTAAAGAACGTGATTTAACTTTTGTGACACGTAATGTAGGAATAACAACATTGGGTTTAGTTGGCGAAACTATGAAAGGACCTGCTTTTGAACCTGTTTATATTGAAGATAAACAACAATTTAAGGAAATATTTGGAAACCAATCAACCAAAAGAATGGATGGTAATTTACAATACCAATTACCCTATGTTGCTAATGCATATTTAAACGAATCAAATCAACTATGGGTTACCAGAGTATTGGGTTTAAGTGGTTATGATGCGGGAAATGCTTGGATGTTAACATTAAGTGCTGGATTAGACCCTGATAGTATTAATATTGTATCAACAATTACTGATAATACAAGTTTAACTGATAATACTTATTATGGTCATAATATCTATTTTAATGGACAAACTGGTACAATAAAAAGTGGTTATACAAAAAATAATATTAATAACACATTTTCACAAACCGTATATGATTATTATGTTGAAGATTATCAAGAAGGTGGTGATTCTGGTATTCTATATACTGCAACCACTTACACAGGTAAATCATACATCAACTATGAAAATATGGTATTGGCAATAATTAGAAGTAATGGTGATTCTAAAATTCCTATTAATGAACCACAAAAAACAAAATTTTATACAAAAAATCTTAAAATAAAGAATAATAAAACATTATTTGATATTGGTGATTTATATGGAAGATTTGATATTGAAGTTGTGTTTGAAGAAAATGGTATAGATAAAACTGAAACATATACGGTTTCATTAAATCCTGATGATGCTAGTTTTCTACCAAATGTTATTGGTAATAAACCAAAAAGTAAAAAAACAAAAATTTGGGTACAAGAAGTATATCCTGAATTGATGAAAAAACTAAAAACAGATGATTTAGGATATGGTATTAATACTCAAGTAATAACAGGTAGTTCAACTAATTTTACTGATAGTTTTAATTCTCAATTTCGAACACCAGAAACCCCTTGGGTAGTATCACAAGTTAAGGGTAATGTAGTTGATAGATTATTTAAATTTATCAGTATTAGTGATGGTAATGCTGCTAATGAAGAAATAAAAATTTCAATTGAAAATATAGACCCAACAAGTTTAACATTTGATGTAATAATTCGTAGTTTTTATGATACTGATGATAATGTTAATATTCTTAAATCATTCATTAAATGTAGTATGATTAAAGAATCAAACAACTATATTGGTAAAAAAATTGGTACTATTGATGGTGAATATCAATTAAAAAATAATTATATTATGGTTGAAATTGCTGATAATATTTCTGATGGAGTATTTCCTGCTGGATTTGAAGGGTATTATTTAAATGATTATAGCACAAAATCAACAGGGGATAATACAACAACAGGTATTTCACCAACAATATTTTATAAAAGGTCATATTTAGTAAGAGAAGATGTAAAAAAAGCATATTTAGGTATTTCAGAAAAAGGATATGGTACAAACAATGGATTTAATCAAAATATGTTTAACTATAATGGTTATTTTGAATCAAGTCCATATGTTACTGGATTTACTAAATCTAAAGGATTTCATATGGATATAACTGCTACTGCCATAACCAATACTTCATTTGTTGGTGAATTTGATTGTGGTATGGATGTTTTTCAAACATATAAAGACATTGATAATCCTAACAATAAATATAATAATATTAAAACAAGAAAATTTACTTTAGTTCCCGCAGGTGGATTTGATGGTTGGGATGTTCATCGTATTTCACGTTCTAATACTGATGGATATCAACAAGGTGGCATATATAGTGGTTATCCGAACAATCCTTTATTTCCACCAACAAATGATTTTCAAGCATGGCAAATGGCAATAGATACTTTTGCTAATCCTGAAGAAGTTACCATAAATTTATTTGCAACTCCTGGTATTAATTGGGCTGACCATCAATTATTAGTAAAAGATACAATTGAAATGATTGAAGAAAAAAGAGCAGATAGTTTATATGTTATTGATTCTCCTGATATCGGAATTGAATTTAGTGTCGGTAATAGTCGTAATGCAGATGTTGATAATGCTGAATCTTATAAAGAAGCATTAGATTTAACAGAAATAGATAGTAGTTATTCTTGTACTTATGCTCCTTGGATTCAAATTCAAGACACACAAAATATTTCTGATATTTACATTCCACCAACTGGTGAAGTTTTACGTGCAATGGCATATACTGATAAGGTTAATTTTCCTTGGTATGCCCCTGCTGGTTTAAATCGTGGTGCAATTAATGCAAAACAACCAAAATATAAATTAAGTCTTGAAGCACGTGATATTCTTTATAGTGGAAGAATTAATCCAATTGCATATTTTTCAGACGTTGGTACTGCAATTTTTGGTCAAAAAACATTAAAGAAAAAAGAAGGTGCGTTAGATAGAATTAATGTTCGTAGATTACTTCTTCGAATTAAAGTTTTAATTTCTAACATTGCTGTTAGATTATTATTTGAACAAAACGACCAAGATGTTATTAACGAATTCTTGGCTAAAGCAAATCCTGCTTTAGCAGCAATAAAAAGAGAAAGAGGTTTATATGATTTTAAAATAAAAATGGATGATACTAATAATACCCCAGAAACACGTGATAGAAATGAACTATATGGTGAAATATTTTTAAAACCAACACGTACTCTTGAATATATTGGTATTACATTTACAATTACACCTTCAGGTGCATCTTTCGAAGAATAAAAAAATAAAAGTTTACAAAAAAAGACCTCAAATGTGAGGTCTTTTTTATTTAAAAAAATAAAAACTGATAATTTTAATAATAAGACTATTTATATATAAATAATTAATTAAAATATTAATATAGATATGGGAAAAAAATATAAAAAACAATCTGATTTAGAACACAAATTTAATTCAGACATTAACTATAATGATAAAATTGAAATTAATCAAGAAATTCCTGAAAATGAATATAGTATGGAAGAAAATATAAAAAACGATAATTTTTCAGAAATAGAATATATAGAAAATGAAACAATTGAAAAAGAAAATGAAATAATTGTCGAAAAACCAAAAAAATCCATTGCTGATTTAAGTAAATCTGAATATAGACAATATTTAAGAACAGGTATAATTCCAGAATAAAAAAAGAGAATTAAAACTATTTATAAAAAAAATAAATTTGAATTAATTAAATATATATGATATGGGTGATATGTTAATAAAAGTGCCAATGCAACACGAACCAAAAAGAAAAAATAGATATTTTGCTCATTTTGGTACTGATATTGGTATTGAAACTTGGGCAATTCGTAAATTTAAAAGACCTTCAATGAAAATAAATAAAATTGAAATACCATACATGAATGAACAGAATTATGTTGCGGGTAGATATACATGGGATTCGGTTAATGTTACTTTTCTTGACCCAATCGGTCCTTCTTCCTCACAAATTCTCATGGAATGGGTTCGTTTACATGCAGAATCCATAACTGGTCGTATGGGTTATGCTGCTGGTTATAAAAAAACCATAACATTAGAATCGTTAGACCCAACGGGTATTGCTATTGAAAAATGGACACTTGAAGATTGTCAAATTATTAGTATTGATTTTGGTGATAATGATTATAGTAGTGATGACCTAACTGAAATTTCATTAGAATTACAACCTTGGAGATGTATTCTTAATATGTAAATATTATTTATTCTTAAGTTTAAAAGCAATTATATTTAATTATATAATTGCTTTTTTTAATTAATAACAATATTTTTTTGAAGCATTGGTTCAAATTGTAGTTCTTCCAACATTCTAATTATTTCTGTTTTTTCTGCTGGTAATGCAGAATATCCATGAATATGATTAATTAAAACATTTCTAAATATTTCTAAAATTTCTAATAACACATCACCACGAACTAAAGGATGTGTATTATCAAATATTCTTTTTCTATCTTCAAATTTTAATTTTGTTGTTTTTAAATTTGGATTACCATCATGTGAAATTAAAGCAATTTTATCACTGGTCATGATAATATTACTTTGATATTCATCTTTTTTTTCTATATTTGGTTCAAAAACTAAACTAATTTGTGCTGGATTTTTTATGTTTAATTTTAAAGGATTATCATTTTCATGTTTTCCTGCACGTATATGAACTTCATTTAATCTTAATATAACATCAGTATTAACACGACCAATAATTGCAACATCTGTTTTTGTAGGGTAAATACCTTCAGCATCTGGATATGTAGATGGTGCTTTTTCAGGTGCTAATCCCATTTCTTTATCAATATTAGACCTTGCACTAAAAATATAATCACCACCAATTTTATGTGGTTGTGATATAATACTACCTAACCAAAATCTACCTTTTTGATTAAAACTAATATCTTCAATGAATACCCTAACCGTTTCATTAATTTTTGGATATACATGAAAAAATTTTGGTAATAAGGGATAACACCACGATAAATTTTCAGGATTATCTTTATCTATTTGACTATCTAAATCTGGAATATATACTTTAATTCTCATACCATCAGTCTTATCATCAATATCTAAAACAGTACCATAAAAAATTGTTCTTTGTGGTACTATTGTAGATGGTGATTTTCTTAATGGATTACTAGTATGTGTTATTTTATTTATATAACTATCTAACATATTATTATCTTTTATCTAATTCTTCGTGTATTAAACTATTTAATGTTTTTAAATCTTCTAAAATTTTTAAATTTTCGTTTATTTTATTTTGTAATTCTTCAACCGTCAATAAATCTTTAATAATTTCTTGTTTAAGTGATTCGTGTTCACTTCTAATATCATTACTATATTTTAGTAATTCTATTTGTGTATAATCTGTTAAATCCATATTTTTATTGTATTATACCATATCCTTTTGTTATCGTAATTGTTGAACCATATACTGAAACAGGACCTGCTGGTGATATTCCCGCAGCAGATAATGTTATTCCTGGTGGTATAGCAACACTAATAATTGCATCAGTTTGAAGTGCTTTAATTATTTCTTCAACTCTAATTTTTTCCATAATTTCATCAGGATTTGCATTGCCATTTGGTAATACACCAATTGGTAATCCTGCTTCACTTTTTCTTTTAATAATTTCATGTGCAATTTTACTTGCAGATAAACCACCACGTTGTGGAACACCAACCAAAATTAATGGTGTTGGTATTGGTGGTGGACTTCCAATTGATGATAATTTTAAAATTTTAGTAAAACCACCAATAATAGAATCAATATTGGTATAATCAATATTCATTATATTTATTTTAATGTTTTTAATTTTTTTACATTAACCCATTTCCAACCCAATATTAATCTTGTTAATATTTTTCTAACTAAATTAGGTTTAGAAGTTGTAGCCATTTGTGTACCATTAACATTACCATCAATTAAATACACACCAACTATTTGTTTATTAACTTTTTGGTCTATAATCATAATATTTTAGATTTTATTGTTGAAACTAATGACATAAGACTATTTTCCCAAGATTCTAATCTTTCTTTCATTCGTTCTTTTATTTCTGGTTTAATTAATTTAACTAAATATTTAACAACTAAAGCAAAAATAAATGCACCTACAATAAGCATAATTTCTTTTTTCATACAAAAAATAATTCTTTTCCATTTTTTTAAATCATCTTTTGCTTTTTCTAACATAACTTCACCATTATTAACAATAGCACTATATATTGCCATTAACATTCTTACTTGTGGTGCTGTTGTAACTGCTTCTAATAATTTAAGAATAATTGTTTTTATAAATTTAACAAAAAAACCGTCCTTAAAACTTCTTTTATCGGAATCATCAGAAGTATTTATGCTATTTTCCATTATATCACTAACAATATTACCAACTTCATTAGGATTTTTATTAGAATCATTTATATCCACCATCATTTTTTGTAATGATTCCATTGGTAATTCACCATAATATACTTCGTATTCAATTTCTTCAGGTATAAAACCTTGAACTATTTTACAATTAATATCATAAGTTACTAAACCATTAGAAATTTGTTCCGCTTCTAAATCTAAATCAGGATAATTTTCTATATTAACATCATATGGATTATCTTCATCATTTAAAACATTTTCTAATATTTTTTCAGTTAAAAGTTCATCTAAAACCTCTTCTTTTGTTTTATTTTGTGATTTAGATAATGTTCCAAATAATTTATCCATTGCATTGCCAACAATTTCATCTGAATTTATTATATTTGTATTATCAATAAAATTATTAAAATAATCACCAACATTTACATCTATAGGCTTTAATAAAAAACTATCATTATCAGGATTATAATTTACTAATGTATTGTGACAAGGAATATTTGAACTTGGATTATTAATGGCATTTCTTAACATTCTATCACCATTATTATTCGAATCACCATACAATAAATTTCCACCCTTTTCTTCATCTGTTGGCAATACTTTTAATTTTTTTTTACTATCGAGAGTTTTTACCTTAACATTTACATCAAATTCTGGTAATGAGTTATCGGCATTTGATTGAACAAATTGTTTTTTTAATCCACTTTTTAATTGAGATTCTGAATTATTTAATATATCAACAAGAAAAGAACCAATTAAAAATTTTAATGCTTCAGTTCCTGCAATTGCTTTTAATACATCCAACATAAATGAAATAGAATCTTTAGAATTATTAACAGAAGAATAACTATCTTTTACTTCTGGTTTATTTCCAGATTTAGAAGAAAATGCTTTAATGTCTGAAAAGACATTTCTTTTATTGTTAATTCTACTCATTACTTTCTTTTCTTTTACGTTCTATTTCTTTTGCAACAAATGATAATAATTCATTTCTTCTTGCATCAGTAACATCACCCTTTTCTTCATCATCAGAAGATGTTTTTTCGGTTTTTTTCTCAAAAACAACTTCTTTAAGATATTTAAGTAACATTATTTTTTGGTCTTGATTTTTTGCTTCAGCAGCAATAAGTTTAACAATTTGGTCACCAATAGCAGCAACTTCTCCATTGTCTTTTACTTTTAATTCCCATTTAGTAAATAATCTAGTGATTTTTGCTTTAATATTATGGGATTCATTATATATTTCTTGAAGTAGTTTATTAACACTTTCTTCATCAAATTTTAATTCTTTACGTTTAGGTCTTGCCATAATTATTAGTTTTAGTACATATAAATAGTAATAATTAAAATTTATTAATCATCATATATTTCTTTTTTTTCAAAAAAATAAATATCTTTAAATGGTTTTATTCCCATTCTTATTTCTTTTGTGTTTAATCCTGTTTGTTCTTTTAAAAATAATAGAATTTTATTTTTTGTAAATTTATTTGTTATTTTTTTATTATAATTACCTTCTGGTGTTTCTTCCATAAATAATTCTTGCCAATTTGATAAAATATTTATTATAGCATCCCCAACAATAATTTCATTTTTTTTTAAATTTTTATCGTTTTCTAATTTATTTTGAATTTTTTTTATAATATTATTAATTAATATTTCTAATTTATTAAGATAATCAATATCCATTTCATAAATATAGTCATTTTCTTTATTAATTTCTTCTATATATTCATCGTAGCATAAATTAACCATCTTATCGTTATATGTTTTTTTACTATGGTCTTTATAGTAATTACGAACAATTGTTTGACAATAACTATATGCTTTAGAACAGAAAATTCTATATTTAATATTTTCATTATTATTTTTTAACGAAAGTAATTTTTCATCAGCATTTTTTTTATATAAGAATCTATAACCATCACCCAATTTAATCCATTTTTCATCATGATAAAATTCAATAATATATGGTTTATATTTAACCATTTGGTCAATCATATGGCTAAGAGCATTTGATTCAATTTCTTCCATTTCATAATTACCAATATGTATTGGATATCTTCTTAATATTGACTGTATCATTTTTCTAAATGGTTCTATTAAAATCTCATTATAAATTCTATTTTTTTCTTCTTTAGAATTTGATTTAATATAATTTATAACAGCCCTTTCTTCTTTTTCACCAAAATATTGATTAGTTTCTTCTTTTTCCATTCAATAAAAAACATTAAAAATAATATGATATTTTCACATATTTTTCATATTCATTTTTTATTATATATTTATATTTAAATAAATTTATAAATAAAAATGTTTATTTTTCTTGAAGTTTACTTATATCAATTTCTCTATCTGTAGTGAAATTAGACTCTTTAAACGCAGTTTCAAACCAAAATTTTCGTTCATCCATTGGCATATTTTTTAAATATCCATCAAATAAACTACCTTCACGATTAATTAAATGTCTATATCCGATTTTTGGTATTGCAAATATTTTAGATGCATTATTTAATGCTCTAAGAATAAATTCATACATAAAAGTTAGTTTTATGTTTCTTTTATATCTACCCAAATTAATAAATTCAGATTTTTTTATTGCAGCACCACTTAATTTAAAATCAGTATATTGTTTTATTGAATTTAAATTCAAATATCCCAATTCACCATTTTCACCAACAAATTGTTGTGACCAAACCATTTCATTAGTTAATTTAATACCTTTATTTTCATTTGTTACTTCAATCATCATTATTAAAAAAATATCAATGTTGGGATATGCTTTTACATATTCATTAATATTTTTTAAATACGTTAACCCCAATTCGTCATCAAATTCAAGAACAGTAAAATAATCAGTATTAACACTATCAACAGCAAGATTTACCTGAGATTGATAATCAGTATTTCCATTATTTTTTATTAGTTTAAAATTATAATTAAAATATTTTTCTTTAATAAAATTATTAATTTCATTTTCTATTGTTGATGAATAAACAATTAAAACGTCTGGTTTTTCAACTTCTTGTTGATTTATAATTGATTCAATCGCTTTATTTAAATATGTTGAAATATTATCATTAAATTCATGTATTGGAATTATTATTGATGTACTATTCATTTTCTTTAGTATTTTCATTATTGTTATTTTTATTAGATTCTAATGCGGATTTAAATAAATTAATTCTTTCGTTTACATATCCACTATAAATCTCAACCAATTCTTTTTCAGAATTATCTTGATTGTATTTTGATGCAATCTTATCCATATTATCATAAATTTCTTTAGATATATTATCATCTAAAAATTTGACTAATGTATCTGCAATTAAAATTGGTAAATCATAATAATTATTAGTCCAAACGCCACAATTATCAATTGCTTTTATTGGTTTATCACCATCTTCACTTCTTTCAACCATATATTCAGGAATAATATCTGGTTTTAAACAAATAGGAACAACGCCTGATTTCATACATTCAAGAGGAAATGTACCAAAACTTGAGATTCTATCAATCCAAACAGCAGCAAAATTTTCACTCAATCTTTTTGCAAAATCAACCCTACGCATTTGTTGTGGTGGTTTACTTTTAGTTAACATTGGGTCAAAAGTAATCCAATTAAATTCAGGGTATTTAAGAAAAAACAATTTAACTAATTTACTAATTTCATTTGGATTTCTACCAATAATTGATACTACTGGTTTTTTTGGTCTTTCTGTTTTTTCAAAATAATCAGGAATTCCTATTGTATATGATTTAGTTTTATATTTTTTTCCAAAATATAATTCAATAAATTCCTCAAGTGTTTTTGAAGTAGTAATAATATTATTAATACCAAACATTTCCCAATTTATACCTGGTATTAAACTATTTAACATATAATCAATAGATTGTAAAAATCCTATTCTTAAACAAGGTAAATTTTTAGTATGTTCCATGATATTTGAATAAACTTCAGGAATTATCATAATATCTTCAGGACCGACACTTAATTTATTATTTTCATCCATTGATAAATGTTTAATATCGGTTAATTCACTCTCAATCCAATTAGGTTTTACATAATCATTTTTTTCTGTGAATATAATTACATCATATCCCATTCTTTTTACAACAGTGGCATGAAAATATAACTCATATATACTTGCTACTGGTGATTGTGATTCGGGTATACAAAAAATAAATTTAGATTTTTTATTTTCTAAATTATTTAAAGAAATTTTAATTTTTTCAAATTTTTCTTTTTCAACATCTTCAATTGATTTTTCAATATTTTTATCCATTTTCATTTTTTTTATATTTTATTATTTTTTCAAAATCCTTATTTTCTATTAATTCTGCTATTTGTAAAATTTCCATTGAATATGAATTAAACTTTTCATTATATGGTCTTTTTACTTTTATTAGTTTTTTAAACCAAGGTGTTCCTAATTTTAATATTTCTGGGTCTGTTGTTATTAAAATATCAATATTATTCCACATTTCAATAGATTTTTTTACAAATCGAATGTTTTCAAATCTACTTTTAATTTTACTTAAAAAGAATAATGTGGGTGGTATACTAAATCTATTTTCAACAGAAAATAATGTAAAATTAACAGTATCACAATATTTATCATAAAATTTATTACCATCAACATCCATATTTCTATACATCATCGGTGCTGAACCATGTATTTCAAATAAGTAATCTTCATACATGAATCTATTATAAACTTCTTTTGATGTTAATTTTATTTTATTCTCCTTTTTAAATAATAAAAAATCAGCAGGTGCTTCATTTTTATCATTCAATTGATATTCTAATGGACTTATATTTTCTGGAATATCTTCTGGCTCTTTAAGTTCTTTAATTATTTCTTCAACATCATTAAATTTATAATTATTAAAGAAATCATAAACATATTCCTGTTCTTTTGGAACACCATCTAAACCAAATTCTTCAACATAATACTTATCAAATTGTAACCATTTCGCCCTTAATATTTCATCAATATCAATTCCAACATTTTTTTTATTTATTTTCATTTTCTAATTCATTTATTTGATAATTAAGTAAATTATTTAATTTTTTCATCATTTCATTATGTTCTTTAATTAATGCTTCTTCAGTAACATATCTCGGATTAATACATTCAATTTTAGTATCAATTGTATTTGTTGGTATAACTATTATTTCACCTTCAAATCTTTCAGGTGTAATTTTTTTTGTAACTTTTTTTACAAAATCTTCAATATCTGCTAATCTAATATTAGCAACACCAACATAAATAACTAAAATCATATTACTCATTTTTAATTAATATTTTTCTATATATATAATACGTTTTTTTTATAAAAATCTTGAAATTTTTATAATTTTATTTTTTTGTAGTATTTATAAAAAAAATAATGGTTATTTATAAAAATTTATAAAAATGTCTGAAGAAAAAAATTTTTCTCAAAAAAAGGGTATTTCTGACCTTCTAAAAAAATATAGAAGTCAAAAAGATAATGTTGAAAATGAAAATACAAATCAAATCAACATTCCAAAACCACAAGAAAATACACCTAATTTACAACAATTTAATCATGAAGAATTTGAAAAAGCCATGTCTAAAGAAACCGACCCAGATTTAATTACAACTTATGAAATTGTTAAATTACCATCTAAAGGTTTATTTTATAAAAATGGTCTTTCTGAAATAAATGTCGAATATATGACATCAAAAGATGAAGATTTATTAACTACTTCATCATTAATTGAAAGTGGTGTTGTTTTAGACTTACTATTGAAAAGAAAAATAAAAACACCAAATGTTAATTCAGAAGATTTATTACCAGGTGACCGTAATGCAATTTTACTGTTTTTACGTATAACAAGTTATGGTTCTGATTATACTGTTCAAGTAACTGACCCAAGAACAGGTGTTCCATTTAAAACAACAGTTGATTTAACAAAACTTAAATATAAAAAAATTGAAGAAAAACCAAACGATAATGGTTTGTTTAGTGTTGATTTACCAATGCGTAAAAAAAATGTACTTTTTAAACTATTAACTGTTGGTGAAGATACAAGAATATATAAAACTGCTGAATCTTTAAAAGAAGCAAAAAATGAAGAATTTAGTCAGTATTCTACCATGAGATTAGTTGCAAGTATTGTATCAATAGATGGTAATACTAATAAAACATATATTAGTAAGTTTGTTGATGCAATGCCAGCATTGGATGCATACGCAATTCGTAAAAAAATGTTGGATGTTAGTCCTGATGTTGATATGGATTATGTCTTTACTGCTAAAGATGGATATACTTTCAATGCTAATTTAACAATTGGTTTAGATTTTTTTTTCCCAAGCATCTAGCGGAAGATTATAAAAAAATGGTAAATGAAGAAATTTATGTTCTTACTAAACACGCTAAATTTCAAAGCGAATATATTGAAAATATACCCGTTTATCGAAGAAGATATTTTTTATATCTGTTTGAAAAAGAAATGGAAGAATTAAAAAAACTACAAGAAAAAGAAATCAAAAAAAGACCAAGATTTTAAAATTTTGGTCTTTTTTTATTTATAATAATCGTAATTTAAAATTTTATTAAAATTTACCAATAACTATTTATAGTAAAATATTATCACTATGAGCAAAATGTCACCTGAAGAAGTTAGAAAAACATTTGAAGAATATCAAAAATTAAATAAAGAACTTCAAAAATCAAGAAAATCTTTAATTAATCTTGGTGATTATGAACGTGCTAGAGCAATTACTGTTGAAATTATTGCAAATAATGAAAAAATTGTAAATCAATTAAAAAATAATACTAAAGGTTTAACAGACGAACAATTAAAACAATACAATAAATTAATTGATGTTCAAAAAGAATTAAATAACGAACTTGATAATGAATATAAAAGAAGAAAACATATTATAAGTTCATTAAAACATAGTTTTGATTTATTAGTAAGTGGTTATAAATATTTACAACAACAGGATAAAATCATAAAAAATACCATTCTTAATCTAGGAATGAGTGGGAACAAAGCAGAATTAATGCGAGGTTCTTTTGAAAGAAGTGCAATGTTTGTTGCTAGATTGGGTGGTAATCTTGAAGTTATTCAAACCATGATGACTGGATTTGCCGATGAAACAGGTAGGTCACGTGCATTAACATCAGATATGGTTAAGGATATTACTGTTATTGGTAAAGGTACTGGTCTTGGAATTGAACAGGCAACTAAACTTTCAGCACAATTTGAAGCAATTGGTATTAATACAAAAGGTGCTTTAGATTATGTTCAGGGTGTTGTTGATACTTCTGAAAGAATGGGTGTTAATACCACAAAAGTATTAAAAAATATTACTGATAATTTTAAAAAACTACAAACCTTCCATTTTCAACAGGGTGTTAGAGGTTTTAGAGAAATGGCAGAATATGCTGAAAAATTTAAAGTTGATATTTCCGATGCATTAAATTCTGCTGAAATTGCAAGAACACTTGAAGGGGCTATTGGTATGGTAGCAAATTTACAGGTAATGGGTGGTGAATTTGCTAAATTGGATATGTTTGAAACACTATATTTTGCACGTAATGACCCTGCTAAACTTCAAGCAAAAATTGGGGAAATGACAAAGGGTATTGTTACACTTCGTAAAAATAGTGATGGTACTTTTGAAAAATTTATTAGTCCTGCTGACCGTGATAGGCTTGCTGCTGCTGGTAAAGCATTGGGTATTACTACGGATAAAATGACAGAAATGGCATTAAGAGCATTTGATATCGGAAAAATGTCACAGGAATTATCTGGTATGGGTTTAACAAATGAACAAAAACAACTAATTGAAGGTGCTGCATTTTTTAATCAACAAACTGGTAAATTTCAAGTTCAACTTGGTGAAGATATGAAAAATATCAGTGAATTAACAATACAACAGGCTAAATCTTTTGCACAAGAACAAAAACTATTAAAAGACCGTGCAAAAGAAGCAATGACTTTTGATGAAACATTTAAAGCAACAATAGAAATGTTAAAAGCAGGATTATTACCATTATTAAATAATATAAATAAAGCATTGTTATGGATAAGTAAGTATTCAGATAAATTATTTGAAGGAAAGGGTATTGTTATTGCTGCTACCACATTATTTGCTGGTGCTAAATTATTTTTTCTTTCTTCAAAACTTCTTAATAGAGCATTTGATAATTACATATCATATAATAAATTAAGTTTTAGAAATTTAGCAGCAACTAATTCTGGTGGTCTTTCTAGTCTTTTTAGTAAAAGTGTTGGTATTGGTGATTCATTAACACCAACAACAGGAAAAGGAAGTAGTGGTTTAGCAGATATGAGAAGGGGTATTGGTGCTGGTGCTGAAGCAAAGGGTATTGGAATGAAAAGACTTGGTACTGGTATTGGTGCTGGTGCTGAAGCAAAGGGTATTGGAATGAAAAGACTTGGTACTGGTGCAGGTATTGGTGCTGCTGCTTTAGGAATTGGTGGCGGTGTTGCACTTGCTGCTGTTGGTATTAGTAAACTTGCCGATTCTATGAGCAAATTGGATGAAAAACAATTATCTGTTTTAAAAGGAATTGCCATGACATTAGCCATTTCGTTTCCTGCTGCTGCTCTTGGTATTGCTATTGCAGGTGCTGCTGGTAAACTTGCTGCTCCAGGATTATATGCACTTAGTGTTGCTGCTTTAGGAATAGGTGCTGCTGTTGGTATTGCTGCTGTTGGAATAGGAATTATGGCAAAAGGAATTGGTGAAATGATTGAAAAAAGTAAAGGTGCTGGTGATGCAATGCTTAGTGTTGGACTTGGTGTTAGTGCATTATCATTAGCAATGATGGGTTTTACAGCAGGTGCTTTAGGTTTGGGAGTATTTGCATTAACAATGAAAACAATAGCAAAACATGCCGATGCTGTTGAAAAGGTAGGTAATGCTTTTGGTAATATAAAAGCAGTAATGTCTGGAACAAAAGAAGATTTTGAAGCCGTTGAAAGTGCAGTTAAATTAATTTCAAGTGTGAATACAAATAAAGGTAGTGTATTTGCTGAACTTGCAGCATTATTAAAAACACCTTTAAAAGTAGAATTTGAAAAAAATACAATACCTATTCAAACTGATGTAACGCTTGAAGTTGATGGTGAAAAATTAATGAATAAATCATTTACGAATAGAATTGCTGTTCAAAAATCAAATGATGCTAAACTTGGTAAGGTAAATTAAAAAATAATTTAATAAAAATAAAAACAATAAAAATTTGCAAATGTCAAAAATTTTTTATAACTTTGCCAAGATTTTTATTTTCAATGTAAAAACAATAAAAAGGTAATATTTATTTATTTCAAATAAAAGTAAATAAAAATTCTATTCAAAATCTTTTTTCGTTTCTACGAAACAAAATCAAAGTTATAATGTTTATAATTAAATTCTACGAATTTAACAAAAAACTTAGATGAAGGGCATATTATATTCAAAAATTTAAAATTTTTTTCATTTAAAAAAATCTTACCATTATAATTCATAATTTAAAAATTAAAAATTATTAACACACCTCAATAAAGGAATTGGTTTAATTCAAAATTAAATTTTTCGAAAAAGAATATATTTTCCCAATGTAAAGATAATACATATAAAACAATTTAACAAGTATTTATTAAAAATATATAGGATTATATACCAATGGATATTAATTTACCTGAAAATAGTTCAAATTTAATAAGAAAAGATTATATTATTTATAATGATATAAATTATACTCTTGAAGAATTTCTTAATGTAATTTTAAATTTAAATAATTTTGACAATAAAAATAATATCCATTATGGTGATGGTGTTTATACTTTTGATGAATTTATAAATTTTATATTATATAGAAATCTTAAAGAAAATAGATATAGTTTTGATTTAGATTATAAAGATTATGCTACATCAAGTGCTGGAAATTTATTTAGATTTAATAATGATACTAAATTAGGTAATTTTGGAAATGCACTTCTTGATGTTATACCTCAATATAATTCATTAAATTTATCAAATACTTTAATTGGTCGTGGAATTGATTTTGGATTATTTGGTAACATAACACCATTGGAAAGTATTGGTAGTGTTATGTTAGGTAAACAAATGACATTTAATGCTGTATCACAAGCAGCACGTACTACTGCCGATTATCTACCA